AATAGCAATAGTGTTTCTAGCCTCAGGGGAAAGCCTAGGTAATACATCTATGATACCCTGATATCCGCGTCTACCTGATATGTGTACGTTAAGTTTCATGTCCATGAACTCTTGACCGTAACCCATCCATCTGGCCATATCAGCATGATACTCGAATTCGTCAATGCTACGTTCTACTACGTCATCATTGTCCGAAGCAAGGACACAAAACTGACCAGGATGAAAACTGATCCTAACATCACACTCACGAGCATGATCACCAACTCTTCTGAATCCACGTTCAAGTTCCTTGCGAACTGTTTTATCTTCGAAAACATATCTCCAACTAGGTTCAGTAGCCATTGGTATTTGGTTACTACCTAGTCTAACCATTCTCCTACCAGCGGGTAAACTGCCGGCGTAATCAACGAGGTTGTAGGCACTCTTCATGTTGTGCTCAACTATGTCTAGTAGTTTTTGTTCAGCAACACTTTTTTCTTGTCTGTTACACCACGCAACAGTTGTACCTTTCTCGGTATATTGTTGTTGTATTTCTTTTAATACTTTAGGTTTTTGTGTTTGATCTGCGTCTAAGTATTTACAGCAAAAACCAATTCTCTTAACTGCGTTGTTAAAGGCCATATTGTTTATCTAACTCGTTTAAGTACCATGCTACCCAATCTGTGTTCATAAGCACGTTGTAGTTATGTTCGCATATATCAGCGGTAGCATAGTATAGTTCAGTAATGTTTTCATTAGATAAATTATAGCACAAGTCTCCTATATGGTCAACTGTTTTATGGAAAGAATCTATATCATATGTTTCGTCCCAAACACCACTAAATGTTTCAAATCCTAAGTTACGAAACATTTCTAATTCGCCTTGTTGTTTTCCTATTGTTAATATAAATGGTCTTTTATGTTTTATTGCTTTGAATGTTTTGGGCGTAGTATACACATTTGGAAATCTGTCTTTAGGATCTTCATTTAATTTGGGCCAATTAGAAAATGTATCTACAACAACAGATATAAGTGAGTTTTCATATATCCATGTATCTTGATTATTAAAGTCTGTAATATACCGTTGCTCAAATGTGCCTAAATTTATATCTTCAGGATACTTATTATAAAATGTATCGCCCATAAATGTACGTGGAACATTTTGTTTCATGAACTCTAAGAACTCATTGGTAAAACATTCAGGTGCGTCGATGTCATCTTGCTCCCAGGTCCTGTATGCTGACCAAAATAATTTTGTACTGTCCGTTAGTAAATTATTTTTCCATAAGTTTTGTAATAGACGCCACCTACTAAAACCATAATTTCCTGCCATAAAATTTAAAGTAGTTTCAGGTATTTTATGTACGCACGGCTTAACTAATTTTCCTTGGCATTTGTAAAGTTCGTTAGGACAATATACTGCTTTGAAATCGTAATTTTCAGTTACCCATTTGTAGTTTAAGTTATTGTCGTCGACTACTACACGTTGTGGGTCTACTCCTTTTTCTTCACACAATACGACCCACTTGTCTAAGTCGCTTTGTTTAATATCTTCCATCTCTTTAGGCAAGTTAAGATCTTGCCAACTAATAAGGCCCCTGTCGCGAAGGCCCGCTTGTAGTCTCATACGGTTCTCGTCATTCAATTGATCCCAATATTGCCCTTCAGAATATTCCATAGTAGTATTTAATCTCTTACCGTACAGTTATTCACCGAATGCGATAAATACTTTTATCAAAAGTATCTTAGATGCTTTAACCAATACAACACACATATACTATAACCGGTTAAAAATATATAAAGTGGAGAAAATATAATGGCAGACACTAAGAATTACGGAATTGCAGGTGTAGGCGCGAATATTGAATTAGGCAAAAGGGGTAATACGATCGAAAGCAATAGCGGAAACGTTATTCTTAAGACTACCGCTGGAGCATTAGCCACAATAGCAGGAGCAAACGGTAGTGCTTCTAGTCACTTTGTAACAAAGGCACAGTTAGACGCAGGTCTATCAGGAAGTGCTGATGGTTTCCAAATTAGTTTGGGAGACGTTACACAACATGGTGACGGAAGTTATGCCGGAGGTGCTATAGCACTAACAGACAGTACTAAAATTTCAAGTGCGATCGATACACTAAATGAAACTTTAGGATTGTTAGTACCAACAGCACCCGGAGACTTCCCAAATAGCGAAACGTTAAGTTTTTCTAGTGTAGGAAGTTCGCCTTATCTTGCTGGTGGAACCGTACCAGATAGAACTTCGGGTGGCACATTACCAGCAAGTGCTGGCGCAAGTGTTACTCGTGTTACTGATACGACACCAAATGCTAATCAAATTGATAACTTTAGATCAGACTCAGGTACACTAACTGTAATGATTAATAATAGTGCCGCAGGTGCTGTAACCTTTGACGGTACAGACAAGGACGGTACTACGTCATCATTAAGAGTAAGTGGATACCAGGATTTCCCAAGTGACACACCAGGATTTTATACGGCAAGTGATGCTCAAGTAAGAGTAGCATCTGCGTTAAGTTCAGGTTGGAACAGAATACAAATGACGCACGACGAAGCAAGTGATACAAATACTGCTTACTTTGTTGTAGATGACTTAACGGCATCACCGGCACTTGCTTCTGGAGATGTTACAGCAAATAGTGCAGGATCATCAGCAAAAAGTTCAGGTATTGAGCATTTTGCTACAGGTGGTACTATAACTATTGGGAATATGACAATGACCAATTTGGCAGGAGAAACATACTATAATGGTAATCCTATTAGTATTACGGCAGAAGACGGTGTTATTAGCACCCAAACTTTTTCATATTCAGACGTCGGCATATCAACACCGATAGCCAGACAAACAACAAGTGCTCAATCATTGAGCGACATGACAGTTAATATTAATGGAACTAACAGACATACGTTAGGGACAATAATTGCAACTGGCACAAACGTAAACGGGTCTGGAACACAGACTCAGTTCGGTTCTCCGAACAAAACTGTATTACTTAAGGCGGGTACTGCCCGATCAAGTGATATTGACGAACAGAACATCTCTATACCATCAGGAGCGACTGGCGGTAATAGAGTATACTTAGGTTCAAGTGCTACAGGTGATACACCTTTAGGCGCAGGTAACCTACCAAGTAGTAGTTTAACATGGGACAGCAACCAAGACTTATCAGCAACAGGCTACAAGCATGAAGCAACGGTAGTCGGCGGAAGGTTGAGTGCCGATCAAACTGATTACACCTCAGGGTACTTGCCAAGTGCGAATACCATAGACTACAGTGGAAAAGATTCTACTCAGTATATGACATTCTATTTTGCAAAAAGTGCTTTGAGTACATTTAGCATATCTATTACAGGTTCATATAGTGGCTTGTTTATAGGATTGCCTGGAGTTAGTGATAACAATAGCACATCACCTAACGCAACAGGCGGAGCATGGTATGACGCATTTACGTTATACGATGGCTCAGGTAACCCAGGTGGTACGGGTAACGGTGCAGGTTGCGCCAATGGTACAGTCGCAAGTGGGAGTTCCGGCTCAGTTTCGATTACATTAGGCACAGAAAGTACAACCAATGCCACTAATAACGTAGTGTTAGTAAGAATTAAATACGCAACAAGCGATGGTAATACTCTAGCACTGAGCGTATCTTAAGGAGAAATGAATAATGGCAATTTCAGATAGCGATAAATTAGATTTCCTTTGGAAGAAAGTTGTTTATGGTGTTACCGAGACAGATATTGACGGTAAGGAAGGTCCAAACGAAATTTATAAGAGTGAAACACTTACTCTAGCACAAGACGTTTGGCAGAAATCTTCAGATATCCCAGCAACAGCACCAGGCACTAGTGCCGCAACACCTGTAAAATATTACGGGCATACAAGTGATAGCAGTGACTTTGTTAAGCAACCAATTAGAATGATTGCTGACCCAACTGTATCAGGCAATAAAACGTGGCTTGCTGTAGCGGATGTTACTGGCAATGTTGTACCAGGTAGTGCTAATAGACTAAGAGACTTTATACCACCTTCAATTGGTAGTACATACTTAGCAAAGGTTTACACTAGTGAATCAGATGCTAAGGGCGATTCAAATAAAATGAATGCTTTGACTACTAACAACGAGTGGGTATTTGATTACGCGGCAGGTGTTTTACACTTCCCAAACACCGTACCAAGTGGTATTAGTAGTAACGTATTTTTAGTTGCTCACCAATATGTAGGTACAAAAGGTGTTGGAGCGGCTTCCGGCGCAAATGGTTTAGTATTTGCGACTGCTAACGTGGCATACGATAGTGGTACACAGAATATACTAGACGTTTCATCGGCAGTAAGAGCATCGGCAGTAATAGTCGAAGTCGACACAGCATGGACTAATGCTAATAATACTACAGCGATTACTGTAGGAACGACAGGTGATAAAGATTTACTATTTAAGGCAAGTGACATAGACCTCACAGTTGCTGGACAATATAGATCAGATTTTCACTATATTTGGCCTAGTACAAGCGACGTAACTATATGTGCTGAAGTTATTCAAGGTGCGGCATCAGCCGGAACTGCGAGAGTATCAGTAGAAATAGAAACCAGAGGAACAATACAACCTGTAGACTACGGATTAGTAACAGATTCAGGTTCAGTATAATTGTAACCAATAATTAAAAAAACATTTTTTAGATCCCCCATTATAGGGGGATTTTTTTTGGCTGGAAAATCTTACATATTTTGATAAATACAAATATAATTATTTTACAGGACCAATATGAATATTAACGAAGTACTACAAGGTTTAAGCAATTTAGGTGGCGAGATGCCTCGTGTTACTAAGCCTAAAAGAATTAAAGAAATCAAGCCAGGCAAAAAGAATAGCAACGTTCGTAAGCGAAGAGGACCAATGAATATTGATCTTAGTAAACTGGGCGAAGATAAACCCAATCACTTAAAAGCCAAATCAAAAGTAACTAAAAAAGTTAAGCCTAGTACAGGACATGAATCACCTAATATTAATAGAGGTAAATTTGTAGGCGAAGCAGACGACGAAGGAATGTACAATAATCCAGAATTAAGGCGTGCCGCTAAAAGAGATCAGGCTGTAAATAAAGAATTTGCTATTGGTAACTTTTATGCTTGGGCAATGGAAAAATATCCTAATATAACATTAGGCCAAGTAAAACAAAAATTCCCGTCACTTCAAAGAGAATATAGTCAAGAAAAAACTATGAGAAGGCAAGAGCCTAATAAAGTTCCTACAGTTAGTTCAGCATTTGATGACGAAAAAGAAAGAAATCAAGCAAAAGGCATTAAGCCTAAAACTTCTTTTGAATCATTAGAAGAGTCAGTTGGTCAACCAATTACAGAAGCAGAATTTGATAGACTAGCAGAAAAGAAAGATGCTTGTTATCACAAAGTCAAAGCAAGATATGATGTTTGGCCCAGTGCTTATGCCTCAGGTGCTCTAGTTCAGTGTCGTAAGAAAGGTGCTAAGAACTGGGGTAATAAATCTTAGTAGTAAAAATGCGATTATTCGAATTTTACAACAACGTTTCAGAAGAAAAAGAAAAACCAACATCAGGAGATCGTAACATAGCATTGTATCTTCCACGTGGAGATATGAAGGTGCTGAAAGCAGAAGATAAAGATTATGATAGAGGTTTACTAGTAACACTTTTAGAGGACGGTGGTTACGATATGGCATACTGGTATGAGAAACATGTACCGTTTGAAGTAGAAGTTTTAGTTGACGGCAAATCAATCAAAAAAGATGCTAAAATAGTAACAATGAAATTCCATCCAGAATTAAAACATGTCGAAGACAAAGTAAATAAATTTAGACTTTACGATATAGAAGCAGATATGGAAGATCTTAAAGATAAAATAGACAGGGCAAAATAATGTTAATAAACGAAATTACAGAAGGAACCCGTTGCTGGAAAGGCTACAAGAAGAAGGGCATGAAAACCATGTTCGGAAAACGTGTGCCTAATTGTGTTAAGAATGAAGATGTACAATTAGAAAGTGAAATAAACGGTGTGGATGTAGGTTTAGTACATTTTTTAATACACAATGATACAGAGTTCTATTATGCACAAAGAGCCCCAGCAGGCGGGAAATTTTTAAGTACGGCCGATATGGAACCAAAAGATGTTAAAATGGTTGCAACATTCCTTAAAAAATATGGTGATTACGGCGACTTTATTAGAAAAGCAAAAGAGGCAGGCAAAGATGACAGTTTAGATGCGTTTGATAAATTGGTAATTAGATATATTGCTAGAGAAGTTGGATCAAATGTAAAAACTATACGTCAAGCACTTGATAATCAAATAGATGAGAATCTACGTGACTGGTTTGGCAAAGGCAAAGACGGTGGTGCTGGAGGCGGAGGCTGGGACCGTTACAATACCAAAGGTGAAAGAATTGGTAAGTGTGGCGACAGCAAAAAAGGTGAAGGCAAACCTAAGTGTTTAAGTAAATCAAAAGCCGCAAAGTTAAGAGCAAAAGGTGGCAAGAAGGCAATAGGTGCCGCAGTAAGTAAAAAACGTAGGCAAGACCCTAATAAAAATAGACGTGGTAAAGCCAAGAACGTGAGTAATACAAAAGGAAAATAAATGAATTGGTTAATAATTTTATCACTAAAGGCTATACTATCAAGTATTATAGGCAGTAGTTTTTATCAGTGGTTTAAAAATACTAAGATGGGCGTATGGTTCCAAGTCAAAATGGATAATGCCATGGAGTGGGTAGCAAAGCGATATGATTTAGAAATTGCTACTCGCGAAGAAAAATGGTTAAAACAATATCCGTTATTAGGACAGCGAATCGTAGACTTAGAAAAAGAAGTAGCAAAACTTAAGAAAAATAAATAGTTTTGTGAAAAACTTAGAACTCAACTGGGTATACAAAACTAACGACATTCCTATCTATTACACCGAAGAAACAAATGGCGGTGGTTCATTTTTCCTAATTGACTACATAGACTACTTCAAAGAATACTATCCAGATAAAAAATTTCATAATGCTTTAGAATGGTGTGCTGGTCCTGGCTTTATAGGATTTGGCATGTTGTCATGCGATGTTTGTGACAACATAACTTTTTTAGAAACATATGATAAAGCAATAAATCTTTTACAAAAGACTATCAACGACAGTAGTATTAATAATGCTACTATAGTACATGCTGATAATGTACAAGCATTAGATGGCAAATACGATTTAATAGTTGGTAACCCTCCGCACTTCTGTGAATATCAATTAATGCAGAAAAATGCTTACTACTCAAATCATAGTAAAGAAAATTGGGAAAGAATTGCTGTAGACACTAATTGGGACATTCACAGAGAATTCTTTACAAATATAAAAGAGCATATGGCTCCTGACTGCTTAATACTGTTAGCAGAAAATACTAGAGAACTTCCAAAGATTACTAAAGTTGCTAATGAATGTGGCTTTGAATTAAAAAATAGAGATCTTGCCAAAACTACTGGCATGCATGTTTTAGCAGAATATAAATACATTCTGTAATTAATCTAGGAGAGAGATGGCAAAATCAAAAGCATATTCAACAGCACATGTAGGTTCCCGTAAATGTTCCAGTATAGGAAATGGCGGTCGTGGTAGACGTGTTAAGATTAGCATGTCCACTATGAATAAAAGCAAAAAACGATCACATAAAAAATACAGAGGACAAGGGAGATAATATGCCAATTAAATTTAAGCCAACACAAAAAACATTAGTACGCGGTACAAAAAATGTAGTAACAAAACATTTTTATATTAAAAATACTCCCAAAGAAGAATTAATTGACTACATCAATAATGGTCAAAAACCTAAAATCAAACAGAAATGTCGTAATGAATTAACCAGACGCGGTATTAAGTTAGTTTGGAAAGACCCCTCAGAAGAATAATTCTTGATAAATACTAGTATGAAGATTCAGTCATTACTAGAAGCAATTAACTATTATCAGCCACCAAAGGCAGACCCAGAAATTGTAGCAAAATTTGCCGACGTTGACCCAAAACTTCGTTCTTATTATATTGTACATTGGGCCAAAGACAATGGCATAGATTCAGATGATGCTCATTACATGGCAGGCTATGAAAAAAATGGCAGTATGTGGAACTATGTTGGGTTAGACGAAGATATTAACGAAGCAGACGAAAAAATGATTGGTCAGCCTGATGGTTACTATGATGCCGAAGAAAGAATTCAAGCATATAAAGATTTACAGGATGCTTTAGATCGAAGCAGTAAAGTTGAAGCACAGTATGTTGTAGACGGCCATTGTCCAGAATGTCCTAATGTGGAAGACGATGAAGACTGTTATGGATTTGGTAATTATGGTTGCGACGATGGAGAATTAACTTATAATAACGAAACAGTAAGTTGGAAGGAAATTAAAGATCATGATGAGCGACAAGCAGAAAGACAAAAAGCAAAAGATAACTATCCAGGTGACGAAGCAGTAATAGACTTTGCGGCCAGTACAGCCAAGCAATTAAAGATGAGCGGTCAAGATCCTAGGGATACTTTAGAGTATGTTAAAAATGAATACCCTAGTATGGGCAGAGCACAAAGAGCCAGCCTTGTTGCTAAAGGTATGAAAAAAGCAGGATTAACTAGTGAAGGAAAGTCTCCGCATAAAAAAGGTTCAGCAAAATATAAAAAACATATGGCGGCCAAACATGCTAGTATGGGAGAGAACATGAACGAAAGAGCAGAAGTAGAAAAAATTAAAAGTCCTAGTACAGGCAAAACTATAGAATTTATTGTATTAAATGGACAACCGTTTGATAAAAGCGGTGGCAAATTACCTTATCCAGATTTTTATGATATCATGTTAGCATACAATTACGGCAGTGATATTGCTATAAATACAGCATATAAGGATTATGTTGATATGAATATGAACGTTAAAGGATATAACCCAGGACATCCAATGAAGGAAACAATACAAGCAGGCGACGAATTAATGATAGAGACAGCAGAAGGCGAAGGTATTGTTGTACCAGTGTTACATGTTGTTAGAGAAAATATTTTAGTTGGTTGGGACGATATAGCAGAAGGCATTGTTTCAGAAGATGAAGCAATAACTGAACTTAAAAAATTAGCAGGACTTGACGAAGGCGATATGGTTATGTATGCTAAACCAGACGAAGTTAAGAAAGAAATTAATTTAATACAAAAAAATGGTTTCCCAATGTCAGGTAAATTTATTAATTGGTGTAAAGAAAATAATTGTACGTTTAGTATGGATTTCAAGGATCCTAAAAATTTACAAAAAGCCGCTATAGCAAAAATAAAATTTGAAAAAGAAACAGGTTACGGCACAGATGGTGAAATACTTAATAAAAAACCGCCTGTACAACAAGAACTACCGTTTGATCCTAAAACAAAACCAGAACAAAAAGAATTTGATTTTGACGAAAACCTTGATGAAGCAGAATATCAAGGACGTAAAGTTAAACTTAATAAGCCAATGCAAGGCGATGTTAAGAAGTTTAAAGTTTATGTAAAAGATCCTAAAACAGGAAACGTTAAAAAAGTAAACTTTGGACATGGCGGAAGTAGTGCTAAAGGTAAGACTATGAAAATTCGTAAGTCTAATCCTAAAGCCAGAAAAAGTTTCAGAGCAAGACACAACTGCGATAATCCAGGACCAAAGACAAAAGCAAGGTACTGGAGTTGCCGTAAGTGGTAAATGTTTGAAAGAACTTCACACATATTCAATTCACGAGGTACCTGGGGTACAGCCATAGAACAAATGCATTGTCCTAATGCAGACATGTTACACTTATTTGATCAAAGCGGATATGACTTATGTCCACTTGAGCAAGAGTATGCTAAGAAAAACATGGGCGAAGCAGACTTTGTACGTTACAGAAGATCAATAGCAAAACCATGGTTTGAAACACATACTAGTAGTGGTCCTCATATTAATCATTCTTACTTATTTGAACGCAAAGGCTATCACGGATATGCTCTAGAACAGTTAGGGCATTGGGCAGAAGGTAATCATCTTATACACAAAATGACTCAACTTAAACCTAAGTGGGGTATAGATATCAGTTTAGATTATGTAGACGACAGTAGATATAATACTATGGAACTGTTTCACTACGAGTGGGATAGTGACAGCATAGATGAAGTAGAAGAAAAGAAATCTGTAATAGAAGAATTATTAATAAACACTGATTGGAACAATTTTGCTAAACAAAAGATTGCTAAAAAATCAGAATGGGCACACTTAGATTTTGTTGGGCAAAGCGAATGGACCACTAAATACTTAGGATTACCAAAAGAAAGGTTTAAGTTAGTACCATGGAATATATAAACAAACTATCATTACAAATAGATAAAAAGCAACTATTACAAGATGTTGAGTATATACTTGGCTTAACACCACTGTGGCCTAACCAGCAAATCAGTTTAACTAGTGTAACAGGTAATGATGATTGGGATTGTAGTATAGGTAAAATTGCTGATTTACAGCACAAAGAAAGCGACTTTACTGTAATCAATAACAGCATAAAAGACCGTTATATAGGCGAATTAATACAAAGTTTAGCACCTAATTACTGTAGATGGCGTATAATGAATAAAGCAAGACGTACTTGTTATAGTGTTCATCATGACGGCACAGAACACCTCTTACGCCTACACATACCCGTTATAACAAACGATCAAAACTTCTTAATGTTCTATACTCAGAAACCTGTAGCAAGTGACACAGGCACTGATATTTCAATAAAACACTATAATTTAGAAACAGGAAATGCGTACTTGATGCGTACGAACTATTTACATTCTGCAGTAAATTTCAGCAATGAGGATAGAATACATCTCGTAGCGACTCAATGTTAACCTACTAATTTTTTATATTCTGTGTATCCGCCGATCTTTTCGCCGTCAACAATTATTTGTGGGAATGTTCTAGCAGTTGGAAAAGTTTCCATTAACTGCTCTCTGCTAAAGTCTTCATCTAACATTTTAACTGTTAAATCATGACCTTTTTGTTCTGCTAATGCTTTTGCCATATCACAGTATGGACATTGTGGTTTGCTATATATTTCAACTTTCATGCTTTTATTTATACCTTACAAATGTACATCCATTGGCCTCTTGGATGACCAATAGTTCCGTTAAAAATTTTATTTAATCCTACTTCGCTTACAATATCGTCCATTACTCTGTGATCATACTCTATGTCTATTTTAGAATTACTGTCAGCATCTTCATCTCTGAATTTGCCGCGTTGTTGAAAGTATGTAAAATATATTTTAGTATTTTCATTTGATATATTTTTTATATTAGTAAGACATTTTTGTATATCAGATATATTTAAGTGAGACATTAAACTTTGACACCAAACATAATCTACTGGCTTGTCTACAAAGCCTAGATTAAAATCTGAATTGACTGAAAATTTAGGCTGTTTAGTTAAAACTACATTGTGATCAAACACTTCATTTAAACCATATTCTATTAATTCTGGCATGCGATCTATACCGTAGTAATTATTAGCATTTAAATAAGGTACTATATTTTGTGCTGTTCTACATGCTCCGCAACCAACATCAAGAAAAACATGCTCTGGTTTTAGACCTTGTTCTAACAAATAGCGATGATGTATTTTAGAATGCTCGTCAAAGTTTTTTCTATTATTGGAACCTACAAACAATATAGCACCGTTCTTTTGTATCTTTTTTGAATATTCTTTTTGTAACGCCGTAGTATCAGTCATAGTTGTATTTACACCTCTTAAACATTACAGTAGTGTAGAAAAGGTTTAACTAACGCCGGATGGATCTACTACGTCGTCTCTTTCGAAGTCAGGGTCAACTACGTCAACAGTACCTTGCGTACCGTCCTTAGTCATGTCGTCCCCAGGTGGTACAGCCATGCTATTTTCTAAATAGTGTTTAGCATCGCTTATGTATACACCTGCTTTTGTAATTTTTGACTGCCACCAATTTGGGAAATCAGAGTCTGGCAAGTCCTTTAGCATTTTTGCTAATTCGACAGTATATGTTCCCATCTGATAAAGTTGTCTTCTAATCATGTCACGTTCGTTATCAACGTGCCCTACTGCTAATTTAGGATTACTGCTATCACCAGCATCTTTTTCATTTAACGTATCTGTATAGATACCTGCTAGTTCTTGTAGTTTTTTTAAATCTTCTTTGCTTACTTTACTCATCTTAGTCTAAAACACCTCTTGGTTCACCGGCTTTCATTAATCTTTTAAATGTGGATGCTGATTCCTTATCTTTCCCTGAAGAAACTTTTTCATCATCTAAAGGACCGTATTGTCTTTCAAACTCTGCTTTTTGTTCTTTTTCATCTGGATAAGGTTCGTTGCCTCTTCTGTATTCGTCGTCATTTAGTTTTTTCCAGATTGCAAAGTTTTGGCTGTGAGACATATTTTTGTTATACTTAAATTGTGGGTCAGCCATGAGTGATTCGTCTGTTTCAATGCCTGCTAATTCACGCATTCTATCTAAATCTTCTTCCATGTCTCTATCGTAATCCATTTCGCCATGGTCTTTCCAATCTGCGTTGTCTACAGTTTCTTCGGCATGAGCCTGAATAATTTCATCTCTGTCATCGTCCATGTGTAAGTTTCTTTCTCTAGCAATCTCACTCATCTCATCATCAAGTTCTTCCATGGATAAACCACATGCTTTTGCGTATGCTTCTTCGCCACCTTTATCAAGAGCATTCATTAATTCTTCGTATGCTTCGTCTTCACGACTTTGTTCTGCTCTTGGATCAAAACTTTCTTCTTTCTTCTTTTTGTCTTTGGCGGCTTTCTTCATTGACTCTTTTCTATCGCCATCGCCGTCTAAATCTATATAGTCTGGCTTTGCCGCTTCTTCCATTTCAGGCTCTTCTTGCTCTGGCCCAATTTTACCAGCATCAATAAGTATTTGTCTTGCTTCGTCATCTAGTGCCCACTCTGGTGGATTTTCGTCACCGTCTTCCCAAGCATCTACAATTGATTTACCTATATCATTATTGTTGTCTACCATAGCACTAACTTTATCGTAAAAAGCATCAACCATATCCATAGCCATGTCTTTGACCTTGCCTTCTTCGACACCAAAATCTGCTCTGATGTCATCTAAGTCTAAATCTTCTAGTGCGTATTCTTCGCCGTCTACTTCAAACTTTTCGCCTTTCTTTTTACCTTGTGCTTTTAAATCTCTAACTTTTTTAGCAAATGCGTTACCTTCGTCTACTTCGCTTTCTTTTACTAAACCTTTTGATCTAGCAAATTCTAACATGCTGTGAAGGCCTTCTGAAGTTTGTATGGAATCTAAAAACTTTTCTCTTGCTGATTTTTCAGCACCCATTCTAGCACTTGATAACATTTCCATCATATCTTTAAGTGCTTTTGCTTCACCAACACTTACTTCAACTTCTTCACCGTCATCAGTTTTAACTGAGTTTAATGGGTTTTTGATGTCGTCACCGTCTTTAGACATTTCGTCGCTGTCAATAATTTTTCCTAGTTGATCAAACATAGGTTTTTCTTTAAAACCAGGAACATCTGAATAGTCGTCGTCTTGATCTACATCGACTTCGTTAAGTCCTGCTAGTTTTCTTAGTTCGTTTAAGTCTATATTTTCCATTGTGTTCTTACCTAATTTATTTCGTATAATTTTAAATACTGTTTCATTATATTTATCATATAAATCAACAAATGCCTGCTTTGCATCGTCTATATTTTCACTTCCTAGCAAAGATCTTATTTGACTAGCACTATTTACGTCGTGTCCTGCTACTTTAAATGAGGTAGTTGGCACAGTCATAATGTATCCGTGCTTAGTCATATCTTCTACACTATCTAAATCTGTAAATTTTTGTAAGTATGCTGGTTCACCATTTTTCTTAAGGCTCATACCACTTGCTGGAAAGTTAAAACGTGGATCATCGTCCATATCCTTTTCACTTACAGCAAATATTAAACCGTAACTGTTATTAAAACGTGACATATATTCATTACCGTTATATGTTTGTTTTACTTTTAATACATCACTGGTTGGAACACCAGTTAGATTCATAATTTTGACCTTTTCTTCAAAATCAAAAGGTGATTTGTCCGCTTCTACTTTATCCGATGTAGCAATGTAGACATTTTTAAACTTTTTGTTTAATAAGTCATAAACACCTTTATGACCTTTGTGAAAAGGATGAAATCTACCTGGGTATATTACTATTACGTCACTTGCGTTCATAACAGTATTTATCTCTTTTTGGTTAATCTATTTGGACTACCTTAATTGCCTCAAGTGTTGAGTAAGGCGAGGCGTGTGCTTTAGGTTCTTGCTGATCGACAATATTAGCATCACGATATTTTTCAGCACCCTTTTCATTTATTTCGATAAATGGTATTTGCTCTGCTGGTAATTCGTCATCGCTCCATATTGCTTCAACTGGACATTCTGGTTCGCATAAGGCACAGTCAATACATTCGTCTGGATCAATGTATAACATGTCTGGACCTTCGTAAAAACAATCTACTGGACAGACTGTTACACATGCTGTATCTTTACAGCCAACACACGGACTTCCTACTACAAATGCCATTTTAAATTTTAAATTCTTTTGGTTCGTTAAGATGTAATGCTGACGGTGTTACTACACCTGTAATTGTTAAACAGTATCTGGGCCATAGTCCAGCATTACCTGTACAATGATATATACCTTCAGGCCAACAATGTATGTCTCCCATTTTGTATTGATGTATCACGTCATTACCTACAGCAACATAGTGACCCCAATTCCAGTCATTTAGTTGTACTAGGTAACGTATTACTTCTGTGTCGTCGCTTACTTTAGCATGATTACGTCTATAGTTATTGTAACTATCTCTATGCCATGGCACAAACTTCCCTGGCGGTTGTTCTAAAAACATTATTTGTGGATTCCATAAACCACTTCTCTCAGCCATTAAATTCATTACATGGTGTAACTTATCTCTTGTCTGTCGACCACCTGTATTATGTGATGTGTAGCCAGCACGAGTAAGGTCATTATGATAACCTTCCATAATCTCTGCGGCTTCTTTGTTATATGGTTTGCCTTTGATACTTACTTCGTCGTATACATCTTCGTCGCATAAGGCGTCCTTAGACGCATTTATACCGTCTCTAAGCAACGTTTCTGGTTCAGATATAAATCTACCTACATACTGGACGTCAGACTGTTTACTGCTTGGGTCGTAATGCCAAGGAAAATTTTCTTTATTCCATTCCCAGTAACTGTCCACTAATCCTCCGTATCAAAAAAGAAAGTTTGAAATAATCTACCAGTATATTTATCAGTTCCAAAACCAGGTAGTACACTACGATGGTACATACTGCCTTTATAAAGTATTAATCTATTATATACATTGCCTACAAAATTTATTTGTTCCCATTGATCTAAGTGACTATCGCCTAAAAAATCCGAACTGTTAAAATCGCTAGGAGAATCTGTAACTCTATCCCACTCGTATATACCTGTTGGCTTATGTCTGTATATTGCTGTTCCTGACTCTACAGGAGCATTAGGTGTTAAGTAAAGTACACCTGCCCATACTGTGTCGTCATGATGTATCCAAGTTTTAGAATCTTGTGTTGTATATTGATATGCTGTATTGTAATCTCTAGGCCAATACGAAATTGGTTTTCCTAATACTTCGTTTTCAAAAAATGTTTTTAAGTAACCGTGTTGCGGGTCTGGTTCTGCTAGTGTTCTAATGCCAGGATAATTGCCTTCTGTTTGAAAATTTTGCTCTAATGCGTATTCTCTAACATCGTCGACGTTATTGTAAAAATTGTCTATTACTATAAAGTTTTTATCCATTCCGTATTCCTAACTAATTCTTCTGCCATCTCTCCCCACATCCTTCCGGCACGAGGTCCGCCATTGCCTTTGCCGTCACTTTCACCTGGTATTTTAATCCAAAGGTAAGCATCGCATTTTTCTAATCCAGTGTCACAAGTAGGTGGTTCTCCTAATGCTCTACCTGGCGGATTACACCACTCGTTTCCATGTGGCCCATTACCGTTGCGACTAGTGTCTATAACATAATAGTCCTGTGGCCTTAGTTCGCATATTTTATTTGCCCACTTTGCCGACTCTAATGTTGTTCTATAATTACTTACATTAACTGAGAAGCCTCTTACCCTAGGATTGGTAACTTTATTTAAGAATTTAGATACTTCTTCAGGACTTAACCAATTACTGTGGCCTACATCTATGTATATTAAAGCATTTGTCTTAGAAAGTATTTCTAATGCTTTTTTAATTAATTGTATTCTTTCTTTTGCTTCTTTTTTGTTAAGATGTGTTAAATGAGGTATAGCATCAGGTTCAAAAATTACTATAGGAGCATGGTCTTTAATACCTATACTGAAATCTTTAATAAATTGTAAATATTCTTCTTGTGTTTGAGCACCACCTTTACTGTATTGACCAATATCTCTATTAGGCATATTGTAAAGAACTAGTATTGGTAATTTATCACCACTACGTTTAAATAATCTAGTTAAACTTTTATGTAAATTTTTAATAGGTTTAGCACTACGGTTACCGTACCAAAGGCTTAAAGGGTATTTAAATATTTCTTTTGTGAGCGGATATTGGTCTTGATAATCTTTTACACGGTTCCAATCAAAGACCCAAAATGGATACTTCATACACGTTTAACACTTTTCTTCATGTTAGAAAATTTCTTTACAAGTTTATCGCGTTTCTTTATAGCACGTTGAAGTTTGAAGTCGCTTATATAAGACAAATTAAGAACGCCATGAAGATGATCCGTTTCATGCTGAAAGCATCTTGAATCCATGCCGGTTAGTTCCATGCTTTGCTCTTCGCCTTTTCTATTTTGAAATGTAACTTGTACTGCTTCTGGTCTTGTTACATGGAAAAATAAGCCTGGAAATGTTAAACAACCTTCTTCTATACAACTTGTTTCTTCTGATTGGTTTATGATTTTTGGATTGTATACAGCAATGTCTCCTTCGGTACTATGTGTCATTACAAACATGTTTACAGGATTTCCTAACTGAGGTGCGGCCAATCCTATGCCTAATCTTTCACGCATTAGTTTGAACATTTCTTGTTCAACTGTTTGCCAGACTATGTCAGTTTCTAATGGATCTATTGTACAAGGATTATGTAATGCTGGGTGTTTAGGTTCTACTAAAGTAGTATTCCATTTGTTTGCGTACTCCATTATCTGTTCCAAGTTAAAGTGTTATTGGATAATGTGATACTAGAAACATTTTCATAATCGTCTCCGTAATCACTCCAATACCATGGATCTAAATGATAGATGAATGCTTTGCCTTCTGTAGTATTAACTAAATCTCTGTGATAAAAGTTTTTAAGTTTGTCCCCTTGATGGCCTTCTATGCTATCACATAGTTCTAAAAAGTCCTTACCACCTTCCCAAACTTCACCTGAAACGTCGTGTGTACCATTAATGATAACACCTGGAAATGAGCCTAGATCTACCATATTGAATTTACGTTCTGTGGTAACTGCTACGCCGACTTTTTTCATATCGATACCTTCAAAACCCATGCCGTCTAAACCTCGTGTAGAGTTGCCTGATTTCAGTGTACCGTATACGAATATTTTATATCTTTTTTCTTCCATAATAACCTATTATACTACTATTTATGGTAGTTGTCAACTGTTATTTCTGATGTTTAGGGAGTTTTGCTTCGACAAACATCTCATGAATTCTTTTAACAGGATTATATTTTTTCATCTTAAGTTTTCTGTTTTCTTGTATGAGTGTTTTTGTTTTGACTGCTGTATAGTGATAAGTATGACTATCTCTAGTTTCCCCTTCTGGTATTAAATAAACTGTGACGTTCTTTTTCTTTCCTTTTGTTGCCATACTACTATTTATAATCCAGAGCCTAATCCTACCGATTCTTCTCTGATTTGCTTCCAATCCTCGTAAGGATCAATTTCGCCTTGCTTGACTTTGGCAAAATACTCGCTTGTTTCTTTTTGCCCAATTCTGTCGCAGTACCATGCTATTTTATGTGTAATAGCATCGCGAGTTTGAATCATAGCCTGATTCATTAGATCACCTGGGTCTTCAGGATTGCCTTCTGCGTATTCTCTGCTTCTAAATATGTCATCATCGTTGTTGCCTGTTAAATCAAATCTATCATGTAACACGTCTACAGGTATATCTTTAATTATACCTAATGGCTTAGCAATAAGATTTAACCAAGCATCGTTTTGTGCGTTTAGACTAAAATTACCGATTAGTCTACACCAGTCTGTGGGTATTACAGGAAACAATGCGTACGGATGAGTGTGATTAACTTGATTAAATTTTAATAAAGCAAATTGATCATCGTATTTGCCAATCTCTAAATCCCAATCTTTTGTTTCCATAATAGCATCGTCGTTCCATAGCATTAGCCACTCGCCGTGTGCTTGACCCCAAAGTTGATTCATGTATTGATGAAGATTTTTATATCCTAATCTATCAAACAAAATTGCTTGAACGTCAACGTTGTATTCATCTTGTAATTTATTCTGAAACTCTTCATTTTGTACAAAGTCTAATGTTTCTTGATCATCGTTATCAATGCCTAACATGATTTCAACGTTTCCTGAATCACTAACATTTGTCATTAAACTATCAATGCTTTTTTCTAGCATTTTAGGACGGCTTCTTGTAGCCAACAATACACTTATTTTCTTCATTTCTTTTTACTTAATTGTATTTTATTTTGTTGTTGCGGAGGTTGTGGTGCTTGTTCCTTTTGCTTATCCGACGCCCCTACTACAAATGGTCTTTGATCAGGAGACTGATAATTACTTGATGTTGACTCTCCGGTAAGCATTTTTCTAACATTTCCGCGGAATGTATAATGTCCAACGTGGTTAAGTGCTACTCTAGGATCTAACCATATTTCGCCACCTATTTGTTGCCAACGTCTACAGAAAGTGTAGTCCTCTGACAAGTAACGTCTACTTTCCGGATCAATGATACAATCAAACAAAGCATACATAAAAGGCTCAAACTTATTATCAATGTTTAAGTCGTTGTTATATTTTGTTTCAGGATAGGAGTCAAACATTTTTTGTATGACTTCTTTTTTAATCATCATAAAGCCTGTGCCAGCATCTAATAGTTTAATCAAATTATCTGCTATTTGTACATTAGGAACTTTCTCACCGTTCTCGTCAACAGGATAATCAAAGTTAGTAACATAATTAGCACTATGCCCTTCGATAGTTTCTGCTGTTTCATTTAAATTAGGCGACCTTGCGGCATTTATAATGCTGTCCCAGTTTATTGCTTTTTTAGGATATGCTCCTGTAATTACTGGCTTATCGTATGCTAACATTCTTAATACATCTTCTGGGTGATATTCGATATCAGCATCAATAAAAAACAAATGTGTTGCTTTTTCATTTTCCATAAAGAAACTTACAAGTGTATTTCTACCTCTTGTAATCAAACTTTCATTTGCTAGAGTGCTTAGGGTAAATTCGACATTAAATCTATTCATTAATAGAATTAGTCTTACTAAACTTCTTAAGTAGGGTTCTGCTACTTGTCCGCCGTAACATGGCGTGGCAATGAATAAGTGTTTGCCTTGAAATGCTTCTACAGGTATTTCAATTTTTCTTTCTAATAGACTGAACAAAATTTCTTCTGCTTGAATTTGTTCAGGTGTTAAGTTTGCTTGGTCTAAAACTTGAGTTGGTTCTAAGTTGTTAGTTTGTTCAGTTGTCTTAGGACCTGAGTACTTTTTCTTTCTTGGTTTTTTATTCCGTGCCATCTGTGTTCCTGTTAGTTGTGTGTGCTTTTTATTTATAAAAATGGAGCCACCGGTCAGACTCGAACTGACGACCTACTGATTACAAATCAGTTACTCTACCAACTGAGTTACGGTGGCTTGCTTAGATATTATTTACTTTATAGAGTAGGGATTACTCTGGTCTTTTGGATACAAACTTATTAAGTTTTTCTGCTTCTTCTATAACCTCTTCAGCCGTTGGCATATATTCAGGTTTATTGGCTTTCGCCTGGAGTATTAGTCTAGCCTCTTGGATAAGTTCTAGACGGATTTCATAAGGTGTTTTACTTGACATATATTTCTTTATTATGTTAAATTGTTACTTGTATTTACCTTATTTGTCAGATAAGTCTTCTTTATACTTCTGCTTACGTGGTATTGTTTTGGAGCGGTCACGTTGAACTTTATGACCGTAAGGAGTGTCGCGTGTAAACAACTCTTTTGCGAATCGCGGCTTGGGTTTTTGTATTGTTCTTTTCTTTTTCATAACAGTATTTATTATACACTAATTATGATAATAGTCAACAATTAAAAAATGTGTTGATTTAAAAGCATGACTGCTCCCATCATGCCCATACATAGTAATTGAACTATTGTTGGTATCACTACAAACATTACTAAAGGGTCAAAGTCCATTTTGTTCCAATAGTCTGTTTCTCTCCAGGCTTGAAATTCTTCAGGTGTTGCTTCTCTTATTGTGTTGGGTGCCATGGTTGTATCCAGTATTTAAAAAATATTTTTAGTAAACGTTTAATCATTTTTAGGTTCTAAATAATATGTATTATTATTAAAGTCTCTTAGGCCACGCATTATGCCTGCTATATTATCAGTTTGTGCGGCAAAAAGTAATACCAAGTAACATATAGTATATTTCATTATGTTGCCGGTGTTAGTGCGATTACACTAATTAAAAATATTGAAATTAGTGTGAATAATTCTGCTTTGTCTCTTAAGTCTTCCATTTGTTTGTTTACTGTTATGCCCAGAAGTAGGATAACGTGACATACAACCTAGTATATCATTGTAAATTTATCTTGAATGTGGGCAAAAATAATATAAAAGAAACTTATATTCTTTTATACGTTCTATTTATATCATATTATAAATTTGGCAGGGGTTTTAGGTAGTTTTTAGAATGGCGATATCTTTTGGGTTATTACAATGCTCGTGTGGACAAATAACTCCTTCGGGTGTCGGTAGTTCAAACTCATCATTAAACACATTACCATAAGTCTTAGCACCACACCAACTGCTAACAATATTGCCACGCATGTCAATATTAAAGCCACGTTCGCCTATGTGGCATGTCATACCTTTAAACTTGTTAAGTCCTTGATTCATAATTTGATCAGGTTCCATATATCGCACAGTATTGTCGTTAGACATAACAGTAAATAAAAAATGAGATTGGTTATCTTCCGGCGGGTAATAAACTACAGGATCAACTGGAGGTGGTGGACTTGGATCAATTTCCCACGCAGGTAGATTTATTATTCTCCAATCGTTGCCGTCATAGTTGTAAAACGGTTCTTGTTTACTGCCTGGTCCAAGTAATTTTTTATACATTGTTTTAATATCGATATTAACACCGTAATAGTCTTGAACTTTATTATTTCTATAAACTTCCCTTAATCTTTTTTGTAATATTTCTATGTCCGGTAAACTATCTTTGACGCCTGCTAAATGATAACTTGCTGGTACAGTATCGCTTATTTCATCAGCCATCTCAATAAGGTCGTCTTCGTGCATACTGTTAATATGGAAACTTATAATTAAATCATCTATGTAATGTTTTGCTTTGCTCCACCAGTTGCGTGACCTACTGCCATTAGTGAATACTATACTTCTCCCATTATGGCTTTTTATTTTTTGTAATATATCTAAGAAGCCTGGTATGGTTGTTACTTCGCCACCAATTAATTCAAAGTTGACTGTTTTATTTTGTTCGGCATAGTGAGTACATATTTTTTCTATAACATTAATATATACGTCTGTTGGTTGCCAACCTAAACTGCCGTCATGTAGTTGTGTAGGACAGTATTCACATTTAAAGTTACAAAAGTTACCCATACTCCATTGTATTGTTATGTCGTCTGGCTCATTGTCGTTCCGTGGACCGTGTAACTTAATAATTGACATTAATATCCTTTTTTACATATATGTTAGGTCCAAATTCCATACCTTCATCAAAGAAATCACCTACAGTTTCAAAACCAAATCTAGTGTAAGCACCTAAGGCACTTTTTCTAGGTATGCTCCAAATTAAATTACACTCTTCTCTAATTGCTTGGCTTTCTGTCATAAGGAATAGAATTTTAGAAATACCTTTTTTCCTATATTCAGGATTTACCCATATACCTCTACTTCTATATACATTATCTTTAGTTCTATGACCGCTGTTTACACCTACTAATTTTTGATTATCAAATACACCAAAAAATGTTGGTTCGTAATTAAATATATCCATATCAAACTCAATTGGATTGCCATCAAAAGGCCATGTCATGGCACTATGAGTTTCTATAGGACTTACTCTACTAGGCCATAGTTCTTTGTGCCATACTTCCGTAATTTGTTCAAAGGATATTGTTTTTGATTCCATAGTAGTATTTATTTTGTGTAGTCAAAAAAATAGGCTGTTACCAGCCTACTTTTTAATTAAATTATTTTTATTTAAGTTGGAAGTTACCACCACCAAATGCGGCTTGCATACCTTTAATGTAGATTACTTCATCTACATCACTACCATCAACAACAAAGTATGTTTCTGAGGCACTATCTCTTTTGTCATCTGTGATTTCAGTACCTGTATAGAACGCATAAGCAAAGTGCCTATTAAATTCTGTGTTATCGTTTTTGGTCGCTGTTAAGATAAAGTTATAAATCTTATCTTCTGTTAAGGTTGATGTTACTGATGTATTCGCTGTTAATTTCCAACCGTCTGTTGCGTTACCACTTAACTGTAATGCTGGCGGTAATGCGGCAAACTCTGAACTAGCAATACCAGTAACTGTGTTCGCTACGTCTAAAGCAATATCAACACTACTTGCGGCACTGATTAATGTTTCACCTAATGAGCCTGGATTAGTATTCCAAACTGTAGCATAATATTCATTTTCTAAATATACAATGTTATTTGGTGTTGTACTATATAATCCTGGATCTTGGAATAACATTCCTGTTAAGGATTGTGATTGTACAAAGTCTTTAACTTGTTCGGACTTGTAACCTGGATTTCTTTGAACTGCTATTGCTGTTACACCGGCTACTATTGCGGCTGAGGCACTAGTACCTGATCCTTGAGCAACTAAATCTTCTTCTGCTACTGCGTCATAACCACCGCCTGTATTTCTATTTGCTATTGTGGCTATATTAATACCAACACCTGGAGCAAATACGTCAACTTCTTCACCACCATTTGTTTGTAGTCCTGTACCTTGTTCAACTACAGATCCTGCGTCATTTGAAAATGATGGTACGTTATCTGAACTGTCAGCGGCACCTACTGTAAGAATACTGTTAAGGCCTGCTGGTGAAAAATTATCAACATCGCCACCGGCATTACCTGCCGCGGCAACTACTATAAAACGTCTATTCCACATATAAGTTACAAGTCTATCTAATGCTTCTGATTTAGGAAATGTAAACGCCATTAATGCTACTGCTGTTGCGTATGTACCACCGGAGTCTTTTGCTGTTTCCCATGCTCTATGTACAAACATAGAGTTAACACCTTTGGCAACGTCTGAAATATCAGCAGAGCCATTTGCTCCACTAACTTTTACTGCGCCAAGTTTGGCATGTCTGGCAACACCTAAGTTTTCGCCGCCAATTAAACTTGCCATTGCTGTACCGTGACCATGATCGTCTTCAACTGTAAATGTTGTTGCGTCACCGCCACCTGCTATAAAATCGTTGTAACCACCGTTTGTTGGATTGTGAACTTTTTGAACTGTAGCATTTGCTAGTTCTGGATGATCAACATCTATGCCACTGTCTATAATATAAACGGTTGCGTTATCACCTTCGTAAACAGGATCGAAAGTATCTCTTAGAGGAAGATTTCTAGTAACTAATCTTTGCTTATGCCATTCTGTTGTTGACTCGCTAATAGCAAGAGTCGATACGTTTGAACCTGCTCCTACTAATTCTGATGCCTTAACATTTGCTAAGCCTGTAATATTACCTATGTTTGCTTCGTCTATAGTCAACTCGTAAAATCCGCCATCAATATTAGCAAATTCATTTACGATTGTTGCTCCTGCTGTGACTAGTTCTGCTCTTTGATCTTCTGTTGTCCAGTCTCCTACCGAAACATCACTGTCAATAAAGTGGTTTTTCATCGATACGAAATAGTTTTTATCTGCCATATTAATCTTCCTTCAATATATAATTTACGATCTGCCCGGCCTCCTGTTCAAAAACTGATACTGATCGTAACATTGTTTCTCTAAAATACTTGTCAAACTCTTGGAGTAACATGTCTTTACCTAAGTATTTATCTGAATAGAACTTTTTGATACCCTCAAAGCCAGTATATTTAGTTCTAGGTAAAGCGAACAAGTTGTTTGGTGTGTAGATGTGATTTATCTTAAAGTTGTATTTATCTTTCTTAAATGATCTAAAATTTTTGACGTTACTTACTTGGTCAAACCCATGCGATAGTACGCCGTCTTTATGTTCCCATACATTATAATCAAGCAGTTCGTCAAACGAAACATTCGTTTTTTCTATCATGTTATGTGTTTGGGTCAATGACATATCTGATGTACAATTATAAAAATCAGATATAGAATTATCATTGCGTTCATTTAGTGCGGTGTCAAACACCCATAGTGACACAGGCTTTGTCATAAAATCTATATCATGTAATAAATCGCCATTGTATGAAAAGTTACTTAAAATTGTTTCTAAGTCAACTGAATCTTTTCTTGCTATGTAAAGTAAATTTGTAAATATTTTGTGATGTCCTGAGTATAAAATATTGCCATCTATTTCATTAAAAGCATGTAGTATTGGTGCGAACTGTGGACTAATACATTTATACTTACGACAGTATTCCATAACTTTACCAGAATTAAAAAAGTTAATAATATCTATATCTATAATTTTTGGTGTAAGATTTTTTTCTTTACAATAGTCAAACGCATATTTAATGTCGTAGTCATTTAGTATTTTATTTTGATGACTGTATGTTACTATTATAGGCGTAAATCTAATATTACATTTAAGTAAAATGTTTGCCATGTTTTCACTGTCAACACCGCCACTTAAGAAAAGGTTATAATTATTTTCTTCAAGATACTCTTTTAAATGTAAATCAACATAGTCTACTATATTATTTTCTATTTTAGGATTTTTAGGTATAGTTGTTGTGGTATATGGCAGTATTGCTGAAGTTCTTGGAACAACATCATTGCCCCATATGAATCTTTGATCTTTAAGACAGTGGCCTCTAAAATCATAAACATCAGTACCGAATGGTACTTTTTCTGTGATAGGTAAACTATTAAATAATTTTGCTTCGTTAGTAATACCTAGTTTGGCATCTTCTATCATCCGATATTAACTTTACTCGCACCACCAGTAATTGCGTGTTTACATGAAGCCGCATCTCCGACCCTTGCCGCCGGAATACCGTTAATATTTACTTTGCTCGATCCTTCTGCTATAACAGGATTAGTATGGGGCGGATCACCGTGACCGGCAATCGCATCGCCTTTTCGTGCCGCGGCAAGTCCTTCAATTTTGACATTGTCTGACCCTTCTTTAATTGGCCCACCTGCTAAGTCGGCTCCTTTTCTTGCGGCTTTTGGCATAATAGTATTTATGCTTTTGCTAAAGTGATTCCAGTAGTACCTTCTACATATTGATCGGCAAGATCCTTTAATGTATCCATAGTACAGTATACTTGAGAGTTAGCAATAGTAATTTCTTTAGATGCGTCAGCACTAAACAACCAAGGCATTAAACCTAAACCTTGTGGTGTAATACTTACCGCCATAGGCTTTTCAAAAGTAATACTACTGTCGTCTTGTGAAATAAAACGTGTAATAATTTCTGTATCGCTGGTTAATTTAATTGTGACAATATCGCCTTTGGCGTGTGGTTTTTGTAATAACATGTGTTTCCTCTGTGTGTGAATATTTATATTATAGTGAAAATCCGGAGAAGGTTTCTTTGTCTACATCTTGCTTAGTACCACCAATTACATAACTGCTAATTTCAGTTTCTTGTGGTGCTACTTGAACTTCTCCACCTGTAATCCATGCTTGGGTCCAAGGTAATGGATTTGTACCTGTATTGAAAATTTTCTTTTGTCCAACGGCATGCATTCTTTTACCAGCAATGTATTCTACATACTGTTTAAGTAAGTCTGCGTTCAACCCTATAATACTTCCGTCTTTAAACAAATAGTCTGCCCATTTCTTTTCTTGTTCAACTGCGTCTAAGAAAAGTTGTGTACACTCGTCATAAGTTTCTTCTCTAATCTTTTCAAAGTCTTTATCTTCACGTGGTAAAAGTTTCAGCATTTGTTGTGTACTTGCCAAGTGAACATTTTCATCTCTAGCAATTAGTTTGATAATTTTAGCATTGCCTTCCATCTTTTTAAGTTCAGCAAATGCCCAACTACAAGCAAATGAAACATAAAAACGTACACCTTCTAATATGTTTACACTCATCAAACACATCCAAATACGTTTCTTATGTTCATATTCGTCATACTTGGTACTACCAGATTCTCTAAGTCTATTATACTCAATTAATGAGTCATAGTATTCTGTGATACTATCTGAACAATCAACAATTTCTTTGATGCTCATCATTTCATCAAATACCTTACTTGGATCTGAATACACATTTCTAATAATGTGAGTATAACTTTTACTGTGAATTGTTTCTGAGAATGCCCAAGTTTCAATCCATGTTTCTAATTCTGGTAAACTAACAATTGGTAGTAATGCCAAGTTAGGTGAACGTCCTTGTACACTATCTAATAGTATTTGTCTTTTTAAATTACTAGTAAAGATGTGTTGCTCAAAGTCCGTTAGGTCTTTAAAGTCTTTTGCGTCTTTGAGAATATCAACTTCTTCAGGTCGCCAAAAGAATCCTAACTGCTTTTCTGTTAGTTTATCAAACTGTCTATATTTTAGTACATCAAATCTTTGTACACCCATGTCGTTAGACAAGAACATATTACTCTTGTTAGTATATTTTGATTTTGTATTAAGTACACTCATTAAATTTTACAACTCTCGCAATCTTCGTCATCTAGTTCGCCTGCCTCTAAGTCAGGTAATTTATCATCTTTGTTTATATCAATCTCGCCTTGCCCGTCAAATGTATTATTGTAATACAACTGCTTACCGCCATACTTATAAAACATAAGGAGATCCTGAATCAGCACACTCATTGGTACTTTTTCATCATCATAGTGTTCGGGATTGTAAGAAGTATTTACCGAAATACCCTGATCAATATACTTTTGTAGTACAGCCATTATTTTCAAATAGCCTTGTGGCGACTTTTGGTCCCACAGTAGATCATATTTGTTTTTATAGTATGGAAAGCCTGGTACAACTTGTTTTAGTACACCGTGTTTACTCTGCTTAATGCTGATGTAACCACGCGGTGGCTCAATTCCATTCGTGCTGTTACTTATCTGAGCAGACGTTTCTGCCGGCATTAATGCCATCAATGTGGAGTTTCTTATACCATGCTCCTTCAAATTCTTTCTAAGTTCTTTCCAATTTTGTCTTTCTTTATGAGGAACTAATTCATCTAACTCTTTTTTGTATGTTTGGTTAGGTGTAATGCCTAATCCATATTTTGTTTCGTCGGTTCCAGGGCATTTTCCTTTTTCCATTGCTAGTTTGTTACTTGCTTTAATCAAACTGTAACTCCATGCTTCTGCCCATTCGTCAATCAATTCTAAGTTTGGCTCTTGATATGTCATGTCATTTTTAGCCATCCAAAATGCTAAATTAATGATACCAATACCTAGCGGTCTTCTCTTCATTGTGCTGAGTTCTGCCGCTAATACAGGATATTTTTGATAGTCAAGTAGTTCGTCCAACCCTCTTACTGCTAACTTACATACCTTATTCATCTCTTCAAAGTCTTTGATTACACCCCAATTGACAGCACTTAATGTACATAAACTGATCTCACCCTCTTCATCGTTGATGTGTGTTAAAGGTTTAGTTGGTAAGTCAATTTCACAACACAAATTACTCTGTCTAATTGGTGCTACTTCTTCGATAAATGCTCCATGTGTGTTAGCATGATCAACATTCATTAGATAAATTCTACCTGTGTCTTTACGTTCTTGAACGAACGCAGAAAACAATTCGATAGCAGGAATAGACTTCTTCCTAATACTTGTTTTACGTTCTGCCGCTTCATATAATTCTTTAAATTTGTCTTGGTCTGCGAAAAAGGCGTCATACAATCCAGGTACATCTTTGGGTGAGAACAATGTAATGTTACCGCCACTTATAAGTCTTTCGTACATCAGTTTGTTAAACTGTACACCGTAGTCCATATGTCTAACACGATTGTCTTCTGTACCTTTATTGTTCTTTAACACTAATAAGTCTTCTACTTCTAAATGCCAAATTGGATAATATAAGGTGGCGGCTCCTCCCCTTACTCCACCTTGGGAGCAACTTTTAACCGCCGATTGAAATAATTTATAGAAGGGAATAACACCTGTGTGAGTTGCATCTCCACTCCTAATAGGTGAGCCTATTGCTCTAATACTGCCTGCACCAATACCAATACCTGCCTTTTGGCTAACATATTTTACAATGCTACTTGCAGTGGCATTAATGCTATCTAAACTGTCATCTGTTTCAATTAATACACAACTACTAAACTGTCTTTGCGGTGTCCTAACACCTGCCATAACTGGCGTAGGCAAGGAAATTCGGAAAGTGCTGATAGCATCGTAGTATGCTTTCACATACGCCATTCTTTTCTTTGCTGGGTATCTTGCAAACAATGTTGCCGCAATCATCATATATGCAACTTGCGGTGTTTCGTATATTTCGCCTGTTGCTCTGTTCTGTACAAGGTACTTGCCACGGAATTGTTCCATGGCCGCATAAGTTAAGTCTTCATCTCTGTCATGCTTAATATATGATTGTAATTGATTAATTTCTTCTTTTGTATAAAGTTCTACAAACTCTGGATCATAAAATCCATCGTCTATATTTTTTTGTACTATATCACAAAGACATGGTGGCTCGAACTGGTTGTACACCATTTTACGCAAATGATAGTTGATTAATCTACCTGCTACATATTGATAGTTAGGTGTCTCTTCTGAGATTAAATCTGCTGTACTTTTAATTAATGTTTCTTGAATATCTGTTGATGTGATACCATCAAAGAATTGTATTTGACTGTTTATTTCTACTTGCGATGCACTAACTCCAGTAAGGTTTTCTACTGCATACATCACGACCTTGTGTAATTTGTCGATATTAAGGTCTTCTTTAGTGCCGTCTCTCTTTGTAACTTTCATGTCGCTTTGTGAGTTTTTCCTGTCTAATAATTTCTCTAACTGTTATGTAATTATCAAAATTTTCAATATTTACACTTGTATTCGGTAAAATGTTATAATAACACACTCCGTCAAAAAACACAAGTCCTTCATGAAAAATTTGCTTGTTTTCTGCTACAATCCACTTAACGTTTTTTGTATCTAAATATTCTAATTGTGCTAAAGTGTGGTATAGTAAAATTGCTTTACCACTCATGCAAAATAATCCTTCGTCGAGTATCTCCCATGGTGTTGGCCATTGACTCGGTGTATAGTAATCAAAACATCTTGGTTTTGTATCTATACTATCGACATATTGTAACACATTTTTCAACGATGGGCGACCATTTTTATACTCTCGCCATATAGAAATACGTTGTTGGGGATTGATTATTTTATCAAGCAATTATCCCAGCCATTTTCTAACTAAGTATTTTACTGTTGCGGCTCTTGGTGTACCATCTGTTAAAGAGTTTACACCAGATAAACTAATTGTGGATGTGCCACTATTGTATGCAACGGTAAAGTCAAACGTACCCGTATAGTTATTTGATAGTATTGTACCAGTATCATTTACTGATGCATCATTAAGATTTGTATCTCCGGTAATATGTAATGTACCAGTTCTACTATAACCATCTCCTGATGATCCTCCAGTTGATTTTACTGAATATTCTACTATTATGTGTGATGTCTATGGGTCTGATAAAGAATATGCTGAAGATAGAGCGAAAAATGACCCTTGGATGTATGAAGTGGATAGACAAACTGAGGATAGTGATTACCATGGGGATGTAGAAGTTGAGGACATTGCCGATTCAAAACTAACAGAACTTAACCTTATCCCAGCTCTCTTTGTTTAATGTAATAGATATTTATAAAAAAAATAAATTATGAAAGATATATTAAATTTAAACGAATCAGAAAAAAACCGAATTAGAGGTTTACATGGAATGCAACAGATTAATGAAGAAAGTGATGACG